CAAATGACATTTCCTTTACTATCCTCGTCCTTACATAAATTTTCTTTGATAATTTTTAACATCTTTTCTTTCATGTTAAACTTATCAAAAAGGTTATAATAGTATTCACGAGTCATACTATGTGGCTCATCGTACTTATTATGTTTGGATTGCATCATTGAGAAGTTAAGTTCTTCAAGTTCGACAGTCCAATAAAATCTCTTAAACTTTAACTGTTCGTTAGTATTAAACCTAAAGTAACAAAAAATATCTTTCCTGCTCCATTGGATGTCTTTTCCTATTGCATGTTCTTTAACGTGAAATGCATAATCAAGTCCTCTAAAATATTTTCCAACGTCAACAGTTCCAGGAATCATAATTGTATTGTTAGCAACTGAATTATCTTCTAAAAATGCTGGAAGTATTGTTACTTCTAATGAAGGCTCTTCAGTAAAGAAGGCCCAGTCTTGTGCAAAAGAGAAAAAGTTTCCGTTAAGTGATCTAATGTTGATATGCTTTTTAAAAAAATCCGGATCCCAATCTGATGACGAAACACCAGGGTCTATTACATTATAATGTGGTGGTTCGAATTTAAGTTTGTAATCGTAATATGATTTTATACCATATATGTTTTTTAATTCTTCTACTACTGCCGGACACTTATGATAATTGACTTCGTCAGATGTACCTTTAAGGTCTCTTGGAACACGTTCTTTAAACAACTTACGCCCAATGTTCATAATAATCTCTTGTGGCGGATCTGCTCGCATTCCGGCATGTGAATATGTTGTATTCACCCCGTAATAAATTGTTATTGTCATTTTAAATTCCCATCGCCTTTTCTTCGGCTGTAAAGTAATAGTCGTATACTTCTTGCTCGGCATCTACTTCCTTGCCGTCTTCTTCTATTACTATTTTTGTAAGTGATCGAGTGGTTTCACACAAGTCACTTTCTGCATCAAAGTTGATACAGTCTTCATCGTCCCAATCATAACAGTCAGCAGAATCATCACATGCCTCTTGCCATGTTTCTGCATCATAATATGTTTCTAATTCAATTGGACCGACGTCTTCTTCTTCATCGTCATAAAGCCCTTCGGCTTCCCATATAAACCTTACTCTAACCATAATTTTCACTCTGGATAAATTAAACCTTTGTCTTCCATTCGATTAACAATAAACTGACGCATGGTAGTCATGAGCTCTTTTTCTTCATCAGTATGCTTTTCGTATTTTTCCCATTTTCTTAATTGCTCGTGAAATTCCCAAACAAGCAACGCCCAATCCATGGCTTTTGATGCTACACCATATTGTTCTTTATCTGCTGGTAAGTCAAATTCGAGGATTGCTTTCATTGGTTCATCGCTGGTAAAATGTAATCGTATTTTCCAAGACCTGAGTCTATACTAATTTGTAATGCACCTTGATCGGAAAACTGCATAACACACATACCTGACATACCTAATTTAAGAATGGCAAGTACTTGACTTAACGGCCAACTCCAACCTTGACTAAGAGTGCCATCAACATTTTGTGCAAAAGTACGTTTACCGAAATGTCCGCCACTATCAGCAGACCCAATGCTAAAAACTAAACTTTTGTTGTCAGTTTTAGCACTAAATGTTGGTGTAATTGAACTATAAATGTTTGCTACTGCACCAAGTTCACTAACACGTGGTTTGCTTGGTTCAATAGTTACATCCCAATTTACGCCTTTAAACTTTACTGTCTTTAATTGTTGTTCAACAATTTCTTTACTCATAAAACGATATTGGTCATTGTTACCAAATGTATCTCTAAACGTAATACTTTCTGGCTGTTGCTCACCGTTTCTTTCTCGCATACTAACTTCTACAGTTGCATCATCTGCGACGTAACTCTCTAAGTTAATAATACCACTAAGGAAACCCAAGTTACCCATTCCAAATTCACCTTTAAATTCAGCAACTGGTGTATGAGTTGTTGCATTAACAATAACGGATTTGTCTACATCCATTGCTTCAAATTGGGTAACTTCGTCAGTGCCTTTAACTTTAACACTATCAATGAATCCTAACCCAGCAGTATGATTAACTAAATCACGAATAATATCTTTCATCTTTGCCTTTTATGTAGATTGTGAGTTGCTTATATTATAGCATACTCGATAATCGAAGTCAAACGACCTCAAATAATGAACTAAATGTATTTGCTTGCTTCGTTGCTTGCAAATCCCAATCAAGTATTCCAATTAGGTTTTCTATTTTGTTATCAATAATTGTTGATTCCATATGAGCATGATCAAATGGTAAGTCTTTATACCATTTTGGTAAATGTAATTCATCAATTGGATACCCAATGCTCTTAACATTCATTGGATTGTCTCTAAGTCTGCATACAATAGTTTTCATACCGTCAACGATATTCATACTATACTGATCACCATATGCTTTCTTTAATCTGTTCCAATTGATTGCGGCTAAGACATGACCTACACCACATTTGCCTGTTTTGTTATATTGCTTTGTGTACTTTGTTAAGTTGTTAACACGTTTTGGAGTTCCTTTCTCCCATCCTGGCCTGTCCTTAAATGCTTTCCTAAACTCAAGTATTCGATTTCTTATATGCATTTCATCACTGCCTTGTAATACGTCTTTTAAAAGGCTTTCCAAAAACTCTTGCATAAACTCTGGCGTATCACTACGTTTAAGATCTAATCCCATTGCTTTAAGTTTGCCTGGCTTACCCTCTTTGTCTAAACGCTCACCTTCATTGTCATATACCAACAAACCATATCGTTTCTTTTTAATGAACAGTCCACGTTCAGCAACAACTTCCCTACCAGCCGCAATAATTTTGCCATGATCAATATCAATGCCATGCATAGTTCGCATAAACTCTGGAAAACTATCATTAACTTGTTCACATACAGCGTCATATAATTCAATGGCTTTGTCTTTATTCCACTCTAGTTCGCCCTTGTCTATCTCTTCTTTAAAAATTGGCCATGCGGTAAAGTATGCACTATCAGTATCGCCATATATAATTGCATCACCCTTATGATTATATTCTCCAGTCAAACTCTCATTTAACTTTGCCGCCATGTGCTTTGCAATAGTTCTACCACCAAGTGTCGTTGATTGTCCCATACGAATATCGAAAAAGCGACTACCAACATTAAGCAAAGTACCATATAAACTGTTCAAGTTAATCTTCTTAATCAACTGTCGCTTATCCCAAAACATTACTTCTTTCTCATCGTCTGCGTCACGTTTATGTTTTTGTAACACCTTACGTTCAGCATACCAACGCTCTAGCAATCCTGGAATAATGCCTTTTTCATCATATCTAAATATAGTTCCGTTCGCAGTTAGTCCCCATGGATTACCAGACAAATGGATTAAGTCAAATATTTGAGCACCTGTCATGTTAACACTACTGCCATCTTCAAAATCAACAATCATTTCTTCAGCAATGTCTTTGTTATTGACAAGTTCAAACTCAATCGTATCAAATCTGTCTGCCCATGCATCAGCAAATCCAACTGCTTTAGCATTTACGCCTTCAATTTGGTCTTCTATATATGTGTTTGTTCTATCTAAACGTATTTGCCCAATCAATGTTTCAGTACTCATATTCATTGCACGTATTACACTTGGATATAGACTGTTTAAGTCAACACTTCCAATCCATTCATGCAATCCAGTTTTTGGTTGTGCTACATACGCACCGGCCGCAGTTTGGTCTTTATTCCCCCTACTTTTGTCTGGTACTTGTAACCCTTGTGCCCATGCTTCGTTTATTACTGCTTGATCACCAACTGCAACTGCACCTAATGTTGTTGGAAGTAATACTGTATTATCATGTGCAAGTACGTTTGCTAAATCGATGTACTGGTTCTTTTCATCAATTTTAACAAGCATCATAACGTCTTGTCTGTTGTACTCAATAAACTTCTCAAAGTCATTATTGTATAATTGATCAAGTGTGCCTTCATATGGTATTTTGTTTTCACCTATTTCAATTTCACCTACATGATCTAATCTATAACTATGTAATTCGTGGTATGTATATTTGCGATACAACTCTAAGTAATCTAAATGTACTTTGCCACATAATACATACCCTTGTTGTTCCTTGCCAAACTTTTCGTAAATTTTCTCTTGTGGATATTGACCCCATAAGCAAAGACCTCTTGTATGTTCTTTACCTATTATTCGTGTTATTCTGTTTACAATATATGGAATATCATATCCTTCTGAGTTCCAACCTGAAAATACATCAACATCATCAACCAATTGAAGAAACATTTCTAACATTTCTTCTTCTGAATCACAAAGCATTGTATCTTCAAAGTTATCACAAATACTTTTTGCTTGCTCAGTATCCATTTTGTCTGGCTTAATAACTAATGTGATACATCGCTTCATCCAGTTCAAATAAATTGTAATTGCAGTAATTTTATTGAATGGATCTTTTGGATCACTAAAGCCTCGTTCTTTATCAAAGTCTACCTCAATATCAAGAAAACATATATGCAATTCTGGTGCTTCCTTGCCTAAGTAATTTTCAGACAAACACCTAAACACTGGTTTAATATCAGATTCGAATAGCCGTTTATGGCCATACATTCTTTTTTCTTTTTTGAATACTTTTCCGCTTGTATGTGAGACTTGTGTTAATGGAGTGCCAAAAATACTTTTGTACTTTCCCTTTTTGTCATTGTAATATAAAACATAACGAGCTGGAAATGTTTTATAATCACGCTCACCATTAACACGCTCAACAAGTTCAATACAATCACGGTCAGTATCGTGAAATGCGTCTACGTAACTCATTTTATGCAGTTCGCCCGACTATTGTAAGAAGGTCTTCTAATTCTTCAAAGTTGCTTTTGTGCTTTTGAAGTTCTGCTTTATAAGCAATACGAATTGCTTTGTTAAGGACACTCGGTTTAAGGTCCATTTCTTTAGCAATGGCATCTACTGTATCTTTTAACCCTTCACGTAAATCTTCTATCTCACGTGTAACAGTTATACCTTCACTAACAATTTGTTTTAATTTACTGGTATCGGTTGTACCAAAGGCTCTACTCATCTTTCTCCTTTGTCATTTCTTCTGCATGAAATTTTCTTGGTTTGTTTGGGTGCTTTATGCGATATGCGGCAAGTCGCTCCAAATATAAGGCATCAAGTTGATCCTTCATTTCTGGATTAACCCATCTGTCGAGCCAATCTGCATAATAAGGATCTTTGTAACATGACTCAGTTCCACGAATCATTTTGAGCGTCAGGTTGCCTACGTCCGGCGCATTTTTAAACTCTTCCTTAATCTTCTTTTTGTACTTTAGTTTTTCTTCTTTTTTTACTGATCTTAACAAATGTTTCCACTGGGGTGAGCGTTCCATGGCATCACCACTGGCTACATATTTGCCCATTAGTTACCTCCTCTTATAAAATTAAGAATGACTTCCGGTGTGGTTTCAACATACGGATCATAATCAACAGAAACATTATCGTCAAATCCATCTTCTTCAAAGATACGTTCAATGACTCCGTTGTTAACAACCATAGCATATCTCCAACTTCGTTCGCCAAATCCGTTTGGTTTCTTTTCACAAAGAAAACCCATTTTGCGAGTAAAGTCACCATTTCCGTCTGGAATAGGTTTAACATTTTGTATTTGCAGTTGACGGAACCATGCATTCATTACAAATGAATCATTAACACTTGCACAATATACTTCGTCAATACCGAGTGCTTTGAACTCGCCATACTTGGAATCAAAACCTGGAAGTTGAAATGTGGTACATGTTGGTGTAAATGCACCCGGAAGACTAACCACTACTACCCGCTTATTAGCAAATATTTGGTCAGTTGTTAACTCTTTCCAGTCATAGTTGTCGTTAACTTGAACTCGTGTTTTAAATGTGGCT